GGATTTTCTCTATGGTTAAGACGATTTCCCTGAGCATTGCATGATATCCTCCTTGATAAGTATCTTCCATACCTGCCGTACCTTTGTCGATGTTAAGTCTGCGTAGATGTGCTAGTACATCATGCTTGGCCATCTTACGTCCAGCCAATGTCTCAAGTCTTGCATGTTCTATTGGTGATGTCATGTCAGTTACTTCCTAACTGCGGAAATACCTACGGTGAGTAGTCCACCCAGAAAGAATAGGAGGATGGTATTCAGCATAGGGATAAACCCTGTGATTAAACTAAAGGCAGCGAATGAGAAATTAGCTACCACTACAACTATTGTCAGGAATACGAAGAACGCTTTTAATGGTGGCATATTCATCTTATGAACACTCCTTATTGCCTGTGGTTGGATCAATGAAACAAGCTGTACCTTCAGCAAGTTCTTCTTCTTCAGTATCAACAGCAGTGAGGACTTGTCCGAACCTCTTACCACTTGCCCTGAATGTGGTGCAGCCTTTAGCCCCACCATGATAGGCTTTCATGTAGATGTCCTTGAACTCATTGAAGGTTACATGCCCACCAACGTTAACAGTTTTACTAACGGAACTATCAACGTACTTTTGAACAGCAAGGAGGACATGAAGATGTTCATCCACAAGCAGGGCGTCAGCCACAATACCATCAACGCCGAAGACTCTCTTACCGTAATCCTCAAGGCGAACAACGATTGGACCATCAGGTCTCTGGACAACTCTGTCTGTAACGATGGAATAAACTGGCTCAATCCCACTACTGACGTTATCAGCAGTGAAACTAATAGTGCCAGTGGGAGCGATAGAAAGAAGGTGGCTATTCCGTATCCCGTGTTTGTTAATGTCATCATAGATATCCATCGGTAAGCATTTAATGAATGTGGACTCAAGGTATTGATCACGATCAAACAGATCAAACGATCCCTTCTCTATAGCCAAGGCCACAGATGCACGGTATGTGTTGTCACGTAGGGCAGACATCACATCTTCTGTGAAGCGAATGAACGCATCAGAACCATACTGACCAGCCACAGCCTCACCAGCGTTGGCTAAGCCTGTGATACCTAAGCCCATCCTACGCTTACCTTTAGCTTCATTCTCCTGTTCAGGCAAGGGATACTGGGCAAGGTCAATAACATTGTCCATCATCCTCACCACATGGGGGATGTCATGCTTGAACTGATCCCAGTTGAAGATATGTAATTTACTCCATACTTCATGATCACCTGATATCTCTAAATGATCAGCAGTCTGTACATACTTAGTCAGGTTAAACGAACCCAACAGACAAGCACCATTAGGTGGCAACGGTTGTTCCGCACAGTTATGAACCACCGTGAAATCAGCAATGAAGTTATGTGTACCTGAGACAGTCAGGTCATACACATCCGTTACCTCACCCTCAGTGATGCTTGATACGCAGTTACCGAAGTGATTCTTCATGTTAGAGCGAAGGTCCTCTGGCATAGGCATCACAGTCTTAGGTGTAACACCTGTAGCTTTGAAGTCTCCCAGTTTAGTGTGGCGTTGGTGTGTCTGGGGATTGTCCTGTGTTGCTGTCAGATAGCTGTGTAAGCTATGTGGCATAACCTCAAGATTATCAATGGAGTTATTGTAAGTATCCCCATCAATGTGGTGTACGTCATCACCTTCCCCGACTCCATAGACTGCGTTGGCCACCATACGGTGCTCCATCCTGTACGCTCGGTTGTCCTCTGTAGTTAATTTAACACCAGAGTAAGCGACACCTCTCCGTGCTCTACAGAGCTGGGTAACCCGTTCACCAACACGTAACTGTCCTGCCTGTTTCCAGCCGTTGTCTGTGTGGATGAGGTGGTCTTTAGTGACACGTACAGTCTTACCATTACGGGTGTTTACGTTGATGGTCTCGACACCCTTCTTAGATATCCAAGAAGCTGTGGCTTCAGAAATACCAAGAGAACCGTCCGTATCCATAGTGTATACTTGTGTTGGTTCTTTGATGTCCTTAATCTTCACACGTCCATGCACTGTCTCAACAATAGAGTCAGGATGTAAGCAAGGATTGGTAGCCTGTATGTCCTCACAGTAGTGGAGGTTATTCATCTCATTAATCCTGTCAAGGAACAGGACTCCCGGCTCAGCCCAGTCCCATGTGGAGCGCATGATCTCATCCCACAGGTCACCAGCATCCACTGTCTCGTATACCCTACCATCAAAGACAAGATCAAAGTAGTCACAGTCTTCCACTGCTTGCATGAACTTGTCAGTGATGCCTACACTGATGTTGAAGTTGGTGAGCTTACCGTTGTTCTGCTTGGCCCTCAAGAACTTGTGGATGTCAGGATGATCTACTCGGAGGACCCCCATCTGAGCTCCACGACGGTGGCCAGCACTAACAATAGTGTTACATACAGCGTCATAGATATCCATAAAGGAAAGGGGGCCAGAAGCAGAGCTATCAATAGAGACAATACGATCACCACTGGGCCTAATTTTACTGAAGTCATAACCAATACCTCCACCCATACGCATGGTCTGTGCTGCTTTAGCTGCCCCATCCATGATGGAGTCCATGCTGTCTTCAATAGTCTGTGATACGAAGCAGTTGTGGCTGCTCCCATTAGGTGCTTGGATACGTCCACCTGCCAAGAACCTCTGGTTAAGGAAGATGTCCTGTAGCTTCTCCCTATGCTCTTCATAGTCAGCATACTTACCAGCAAGCCTACAACATTTCTCATAGAAAGACTCGCCATCACCACGATACTTCTCAGCATCAAGTACTTGGGCTGCTTCCAATTGTGGTCCGTAATTACTTGTGTTCATCAATCAAATCCTCCAGATATGGTGGGGCATAGTTAGGCCCCTTCAATACTTTACCGTCCTTACGCTTGATGGGTTTACCATCCACACCCAACTTACTCATGTTACTCTTATGTACCCTGTTAAATGCAGGGCTGAAGACGCTTGTCCAACCTAAGTCGTACACTGTACCAGACAAGACATATTGTAGGTCACAGAGTTCTTTAAGGAGGTGTTCCTCACGCCGCCTGTGCCCTTCAAGGTCACCGTTGTTGTAGAGGACCAAGTCAGTGAGGGCATCACATACCTCAGCAGCTTCTTCCTTGATCAGCTTCATACGTAGGGCTATCAAGTCCTTGTACATTTCGGGTGTACTATCCATTGCCTCATGGAACTCACCCACTATAGATTCTTTAGTTAACATCATCTCTAAATCTCCTTCATAACTATCCCATACTGCTCTGAAACGAGCGTTCAAATCATCTTCCATCCATTTAGTTAGTGACGCTGGGTCACCACAGTTACTACAGAGGTAAGGTACTGACCCTACCCCTTCTGTAGTGCCATTGCAATGCATACATCGGCGTCCCCATTGTAGTGCCATACTTAATTCTCCTTATTATGAATGTCTAAGTAATGCGTTGATCCTCTTACGAATAAAAGGAACCTCCTCACTCTCCAATACCTTATAGGCAAACCCCTTAGTATAACTAGGGTCAACCCCTGCAAGCTCACACACTTCAATGAAGTCCTTGGCTGTCACACCAACTGATGAAGCGAACCATGCCCTTGCCTGATCCCTCTCAAGGATAGCGTTCTCAGGTTCTTCAGGGTAGGCTGGCTTGGTAGCGTCAAGCAAGGCTTGTAGTATCACAGAGAGGAATAGGACGCGCTCCTCACTGGTGTTGGTTGCGAAGAATATATCTTCAATCGTTGATAGACCGTTTGCTGCACCCTTCATTTCTTAACCCTTTTCACTGGGGTAGGGTCATCAATACGTTTAGGCATATAACGTATGGCACCGATCTGTTTATTGTAGTAGAGGGGCGTCATATCATCAGTCATGTATGTCGTCAAGACATCACGCTTGTGCTGTAGGTTTGCCTCTGCATAGGTGAGCCAGCCACGGGTCATATACTCTGCAAGGATTTCGAAGATGAACTTATCCTTGCCAAGGTCTTTGATGTCCTTGTTCAACTCTTTAGATGAACCAGTATATGTTTCCCATTTAGACTTGGACACCTTCTTACCTTTGCGGTAGAAGTAGTACTGTTTCTTACCCACATATTTCCTACCTGACACTGTGTTGGTTACGAGGTAGATGAAACCAAATGCAGTGTCAGGCTTGAGTGTCAGGATTGTATCCCAATGCCCATGTGTTTTCTTTTTTCTTTTAGTCATGTTAACTTACTTGATCAAGCTCCTTAATAGGCATAGACCAATGGTCAGACCTAGCCTTGAACCCATTTG